AGTTTATTCTTTCCCTGACTTTGGAAATGCTTAAGGAAGGCAAAACTTGTGTAAAGAACAGCTCCTTCTCCGAAAGTAAATCCACCTAATGCCCTTAGATCATCTTCTTGATGAAGTACCGTTTCTAGATATTCAATTCTCTGTCGAAGCTCTTCATCCTCTTTATAAGAATCATAGAACTCATCAGTTGCGATACCAAGCTCTTCATTTAGTGTTTTGTAGAAATTAAGGTGAACAGCAAGTTCCATTGCACCAAACATCGCCGCCATTGGTTGGATATCTGCTGCTCTTGGGAATTTCTTCATAACAAAATTGAGCCAAAATTCATCACCAATGATTTGTTCGTATTTAGAAAAGAGACGTAAAGTTTCAATAGTACCGTGACGCTCTGACTCAGTCATGTTTACAAGAATATCTTGTTTATCTTTGGCAACTCTCACCTCAAAGTGAGGCCAAAAGATAGCTTGCTGTTTATTCATAAAATCAACAGCTTCTGGATAATCTACTGTAAATGTATCTTTAAATGTTTGAATTTTTACCACAATTATTCCTTATTATTTTCAATATGTTTTAGAATGTCTGCTGTAAAATTACTTTGTTTGCTCATAGCTTCCAAATCATCCTTGAGATATTCATCAATCTCTTCAATCTTGTTTTCCCATGAACAATGTTCTGAGTTCTTCCATTCAGGGTCTCGGCGTTCGAAGCCTACAATTCGTGTACCATAAATAGGTTCATTGGTTTTAGAAGTGAAAGGACGATGATAACAATCTTCAAATGTATATCCCATCTTAACACAAAAACCAAGAGAGTGAAGAAGAGCATCGACTTCTTCTTTGTTATTTCGTTTCATAATACCAACAGCGCCTGGAACGCTGTTGGCTAGATCAATAATACTTAGGTGACGTGGTGTCATATTTACTCTTCTCCTTCAAATTCTAAATAACTCTCCATAGGAGATAGTCCATCGCAGTAATCTTCAATAAACTCTGCACTATTTTCCATAAAAACAAGAAAGCTATCTTCTTTCTTTGCAAGCCAAGCCCGGCGTTTAATAATATTCAGAATGTCATTGATCCATGCTGAAAGGGCGTAATCTTCTCGTTCTTTAAAGGGAAATACTTCATTGCTCATACTTTCATATACTCCATTAGTGCATTCCAACTCACAGGATAAAGAGGAGATACAACATCGTTGATTTTTTGTGCAAGCTCTTGAGCCTCTTTCTGAGCATGACCATCCAGTCGCAGTTTACAAACACGGGCAAATGCTACAAGAGAACCGGTCCAAATCCAATTAGTCATTGTCGATTGAGGAAGAACACTTCGTGCCATTTCTGGAGCAACCCCCTGTTCAAGCATATGCTCATAAAAGCTTAAAGATTCTTCAATGTGAGCAGCATAGTCTTCATCAATATTCTCAAAATCCCAAAGAGATTCATATTGCTCCAAAGTTCCACCGCTACCCTGTTTTGCATTTTCAGGACGTTTTCGCCAAACATGAGGCTTATAAAACTCAGGAGTGTCATCAATATAGCGCCGGCTCTCCTCATTCCACACAAGACCAATTTGATGTTTAACAAATTGCCGGGCCATAAAAATTGGAGCTTTTACACGAATACTAATTGACGTGTGGGCCAGAGGGCTCCAATGATTGTATTTGGCAAGGTAATTAATTAATTTAGTATCTTTTTCCAGATCAAATTCTTTAGTTTCTTTTGCAAATGAACAGCGAGCAGCGTTCACAACATTAATATCACTCCCCATATGGTCTACGTATTGGACCAGCATTTCGGTAAATTTAGGTTTCTGCATAATATTCTCCGTTTTTGATTTTAATTAAAACTGTTCTGGAAACACCTAGTTTCTCGCACAGAGATTTCACCTTACCATTGCCAGCCTTCTTCCCGTCCAATAGTTTGTAAAATTCCCGGACTTCTTCTACTTGATCTCTAGTAAGTTTCGCATTTGCTGGGGTATAACCCTGGCTTGCTCTGGCCACTTTCGCTGCATTACTTCTGATTTCCGAAGATTTATCTAAGTTATTGTCAGAATGAGTTCCTAGTACAATATTCTCTTTTGAGAAATTCAGAGTGTTTCCGTCAAGGTGGCGGACAACCAGATCAGCACTGAATGCATCTTTACCGTAGAACACATAGGCCGCAAACTGATGAACCGGGACACCATATACATAACCCCAGTTTGTACTGAAGGTTGGGTAGCGTTGTTTTTGACTAAGTGAAACACTAAGTTGTCCTCTCGGGCCGAACAGTCTTCCGTCTTCGGTTACATAATACCCTCTATCAAGTGCTTCAAGAATTCTCTGTTGAGTCTTTGTCATTTATTGCTCCGAGCAGCATTTACCACATTAATATCTGAACCCATATGACAGATATAGTCAACTTGCATATCAACAAAATTAACCATTACACATATTCCTCCAGCTTACCAACACCACGAATAATCTTCACTTCATCTTCTTCATAAATCAGAGTAGTTGGAAGAGATTTGATGTTATTCTCCACACAAAATTCCATGTTTTCATCAACATCAATTACTTGATAAATCACTCCATTGCGGGTGAGCATATCTTTGAGCACCCCGCATTGTTTGCACCAACTGCTGCTTACAACTTTAATTGTACGATTTGACATATTCTTTCTCTCCTTCTTCTTTCTGTAGTTCTTTTAGACATTCTTCCCAGGAAAGCGGGATGTCAGGATGAAACTCAAACATCATACCACTTTCTTTCAAAGCTTTGTAGTCTTTCTCTGTTTTAATATAGTCTTGCCATTTCATGATTATGGGATAAATTCACTCAAATCTACTTTAGGATGATTCACAGGTTTTGCTATCTTGCCATCAAATCGTTTGACCGAGTAGAAGGGAAGACCATTCAAAATAGAAGTTTCGATAATGTACTCCATATCGTCTCGATTTTCTAGTTTTTCTTTTTCTTCTACAGATTGATAATAGCTGTCAAATACCTTCATTTCATTGTTGTCAATGATTGCTTGCATTGCTCCAGAAACATCAAATCCTGCTTTATCCAGAATATCCATAAATTTAGACAGAATGATAAAAGTGTCCACAACGCCATCGATTAGCTCAACAGGGTCACCATAATCAGATGCTTCAACAGTTTCAGAAGCTTCTTCTACCAGCAATTTAGCTTGAAGAGCAACAGCTTGCCACCACTCTTGTGTGTCATAAACACAATCTTTTACGCCAGCTTTAGTATTCCAATCATTAATTGCTTTGTAGAATTTTACCAAGTCTTTCAATTAAATCTCCTTAATTATTTCCGATATTTTCAATCATTTCAATTGCAAGTTCCATTGCCCACTCATCAGTCATTTTATCATCTTCACTCTTATCTGAGTATTCATGTCGATCAAGCAGTTCGTCCCGCATTTCTTCTAAAAATTCCAAAACACTTTGAATTTCATCTTCTGAATATTTCATTATTTTCTCCTTACCAATAATAAACACAGATTTCTTTTACAATTCTTTCATCCCACACACTGAACCGATGCATTACAGCGCACTGCTCAGATTGTGTGTAAGGGGTATTATATAGCACTCTTTTCTGAGGTTCAAACCCTTTCAGAACATCAAGCCTATCGTCAATCATGCATTCTACAGCTTTATTCATCACATGTTTTTTATGACAAGCAACATATTCATACATAAAAGGGAAATGTTCTTTCAACCAATAATATTTACTTTTCGTGTGATTCCCTTTGATTCTTGAAATGAACACAATTTGAAAATGGTTAGATAATTCTTCAAGACATTCCACACTACCTTCAATTGGTTGAAATTGCGAATAATCAAGTTCTCTCCAATAGTTATAGGGATCATCAACACCAGCAAATTTTGTTCCAAGATTATAAGGAGGCGATTCATAGTCTCCTAGAGGGTATTCAACAGAACACCTCTCTTTAAGCCACTTGCTCCAACCTTTGTCTGACGGGCAGACAGTGAGATCGACATCCACCCCGATGATTCTCATTTTAATTATTCTCCTGTTAAGGTTTTTCTTTATATTGCAATTCAAGAATCAGTTCAAGATAATGAATAGCTTTTTTAATGTCAGCAGCTGCGTTTTTATCTTTATGGCGAGTGACATACTTCACAACATTACCTTGAAAATAATCCAAGTTGTTTGCATGAATATACTCAATAGGTTGAATTTTACACCCTTTGTAATGTGTTCCACTGATTTGTTTATCAAGAGCAGAACCTGAAACAATATCTACAATTTCTTTTGTTTCTTTACTGGCAAGCATGTCGTATCCTTTTAACATTTCAAACCGATTTTTACTTACTTTGCAATTGATAATGTTATCCGTAAGAAGTTCTCTCACTTGATAAACATATCCCCATTCTCCTTCATCTTCAAAAAGCACTTCGTATGCGTAGCCAGGAATTAGCTTCCTAAATCCAATACCATCTTCACAAAGTTTTACAAATTTCTGAGATTTAGGTTTAAATACTTCAAGAACAGCATGTTCTTCAATCCAATAATTTTTTTGGTCAACAGGGTTGGTTAGATGGAAGGTGCTATCACTACGATCTTCAGTATTTAAAATATAAATATTTCCAATTTCAAACCTGTGCTCCCAAATATCAATATTCTGACCAACAATTCTAAAATAACGTTCATTACTCATATTATTTCTCCTAAAATTAATTAGCTTGTAAGAATATTATCGCATGTATTCATATACTTGTCAAACAATATTTAAAGATATTTACTCATTAAATAATCAAGAGATACTGGCATGGGAAGTCCAAAACCATCTTCTACTTCATTTAACACCATAATACCCCTGAAATGATTATTTCCCTGGTAACCCTTATAATCCTCATCGAAAGGATAACAAGCCCCATTGATAATACCAATCTGCATTTTACCGTCAAGAGTTGGATGAATAGCCATATCAAGTAATTGTTTATGCCCCACCACAAAAGAACGACCTACAGTTTTTAGTTGACTTAAAGCATTTCCCCCGTAGGGTTTACCGCTGAAAGGGTTTGCGAGATAGTGAACATAGAAAATACCATCGATTTCCACAGGTTTAAGAAAAGGGGCAACTTCCCACCCGTATTGTTCAAGATTTAATGTTTCCGTGCCAACAAAACCGCTAAGCTCTGGCATGTCATTAGCTAGTCTATCAAAACGATGCTCATGGTTTCCAGTACAAAAAACCATTCGTGGAGAATATACTTTCTTTCTAAAACGACGTTGTTGCTGCTGAAGATTTTTAATCGGTTCAAGGAGAAGTTCCATACCTTTGTTGCCAGCTTCAATATCTGCAATCAAGCGTCTACCTTCAAAAGACTTTTTACCTTTATCGTAGCTACTCAGAGACTCGAAATCATAATGATCCCCAATATGAATAATAACGTCTGGACGTTTATCAACAATATATTTACCAATTGCTTTCATGTAACTCATGTCATGATTTGGTTTACATTGCGTGTCTGCTACAATTAAATGACGTTTACCGCTCATCAATACTCCTTACCATTCATAATGTGGGTTTGAAAAACTGAATGCCGCTGGGGAGGTTTCTCTGTATCCTTCCCATTTATTATTAAAATCACACCAATAATCTTCTTCTCCCTTTTCTAAATCATTGTAAAATTCTTCTTGATCTTCCAAAGGAATCAAATACCAATGCCCATCATCATCTCGTACAAAACACCAACGTTTTTCTTCCATTTAATACTCCAAATCATTATCAAAAATACATTCAAGAAGAGTGATGTAATGTTCTGCGATTGTATCATAAGCAATTTGTTTTTGATGGGCATTTAATGTGTAAAACCCATTCTGCACTTGCCTTGTTAGTTCAACATGACGTTTCCAATCAAAAAGAACATTCTCTTGCTTTTCTTCTGTTTTCTTTTTAAATAGCTCTACAACATTATTAGGATAATTAGACAATCTGATTCATCCAGACAAGAGAGAACACACAAAACTCAATCATTTTACAATAAAAATAATTATTCATACAGTCTCCGTAATGTGAGCGTTAAAAACAGGTAAAGGATTATCTACAGCATCTACGATTGATTTCGGTGCATTTGGATTATTAAAAGCATCTTCAAGACCCAAACCATTATTAAAAGCAGAAGCCAGTGATGTTGCACGACATTTAGAACAAGGGCAACAAATACCCATGGGTTTATTTCTATCTTCTAACGGAATGCTGTCAAATATACACTTTTGTTTATCAATTTTCTTTTGTAGGCTGACCATAACATCTTGTGCTGCTTTTTCTAAAAATTCTTTTTGCAAATAATCTGGACTTTGTTTACTTTTTCTTGGAATTGCAATTTCCTGATATTCTACAACCTGTTCATATTCAAGTTCAGATAAAATTTTATCTATTTTAGCTTCAATACGAGCTAATTGAACAGAAAGCTCTGTATATGCTTCTTCAGTTTTCATTCGCAGTACTCGTCAATTAGTTGAACAACAATATTTTCAATTTCTTCAATCTTAGCTTGCGTATTTCTCATATCCTCCCAGGCTTTTTCAGATTTCTCCCAAGAATCAAAAGCCCGAGCAATGCTACAAACACCTTGTCCCTCTGGTTGAAAATACACACGAATCTCAGATTCGTATTCGTCTTCTGAGGCTACATCATGTTTAAGAAGAATCTGACCAACTTTATCACTTTCATAAATCTTTGCAAAACTCATTTACTTCTCCTTAAAATCTCTCTCACTTGCTCTCGTCTCTGTGCTGCATTTGATTTTGGAATTTCATTATTCTCTTTAATGAATGCTCTGTCTTTCTTTGATTTACAGATTTCAATCACTTGCTTTTCAATAAAAGCATCTTCTAGAGG